AGTCATCCGCATCAACCTCACTGTGGTCAAAGGTGACGATGCGTTCAACACCTTGGTCATTGAGCATACCTACCATAGTAAGTGAGTTCTCTGGCTCAAAGGGGTCAAGATGCATCTTACCGCCACGCTTGGTGACAGTGTTCTCTACGTCAAGTGTTAGTTTCATCCTTCATACCTCGCTGTCTGATAGTTCAACTCGCAATTCACCATACCGTGCCAGCCATTCAACTTGTTCTTCACTATGTTGATATGGCGAAGTGGACTATCCTCTTCCTGTCCTTCCACTGATGGTGACTTACCAATCAGTATCATAAGGTCAGCCTCTGCCGCCTTACCTGTGCGGCTACCCTGCATCATGCTTTGGTTCAACTGCGCACGACCTTCTGCTTCAGCAGACAACTGTGACATATAGAACACAGCACAGTCGTAGGTCTTGGCAATCTGTCTAGCATAGATGGCACAAGCGGCAAGGGCTTGGTCCTCTCTGGCATAATTACCAGTTACACCAAACTTATCCCCCATGTCAAGCACAAGGATGTCAGGCTTGTATGACTTGCACACAGATTCAACCCATGCCATGTCACGCCCACCTGCTTCCTTAATCTTGATGTTATTCATCACAGGTTCATACAACGCTTTAGCCTTCTGCATATTGTCCCGCACTTCACGAGCAGTCATGCCAGCGGCGGCAGTTAGGTAACGTGCGCCAACACGGTGTGTCGGTTCTTCGTTACAGAGGATGATGCACTTCGCACCCTGATGTGCAAAACCATTCGGACCTGCAATCAGGCTGGCATGAAACGATGTCTTGCCAGTATTGGGACGTGCGCCAACCTCAATCAACTGACCACCACTGACACCTTCTACCTTGCGTGTGACACTAGGTAAGTTGAATGTCCAACGTGCTTCCAGTTCAGCCTTTGCCATGAGTGTCTCAACTGTAATGTCATCCCACTCAATGTTGAGATTAGGAATGAAGTCATCCCCATAACGCTCAAGCAAGTTACGCAAAGACTCTAGTGTGGCTGTGTCACCGTTGACCATATCAAAGCCAAGGTTTGCTACATCCTCACCGACTACCTGCTGAAACAGTTTAGACAGAACCTCTTGTGCTATGTCGTTGCCCATAGTCTGCTCACGCTTGATGCTGGAGAACAGGCTAGTGAAGGCTTGCTTCTGTGCTGTGGTCAATGTCGGATTGTCTGACATGAACAGTGCTTCAATCTCATCAGGCGTGACTGAGCGTTCATACCTGTCCATTGCCTTGTCAATCGCATGTTTAATCTTACGCACATCCTTACTGAACAAGCGGTCAGGACACTTAGCACCACGATGGTCATCGTAGAATGACTTGTCCATCAAACTTCGTATTAGAGATAGTTCCATTTGTTATACTCCTATGTTGGTTAGGTTCTCAAAGTCTGTTGGGTTACGATACTTTAGGTCATCTGTCAAGCGAAGAACACGAACATTGTCTACATGTCCACGCAACTCCTTCGCTAGTTGCAAGGTCTTTGGCAGTGCGTCTGGGTCTAACGCTATTACTGCCGTTGAGAACTGTGCGAGATACCTCTTGTGTGATTCGGATACTGATGTCCCCAACAAAGCGACCCCTCGCCAAACATCACTACCCACAACTGCGGCACTCACACAGTCCTCAACAACTACGGCGACTTTACCACATCCATGAGTGTATGGCAAGCCACTATTTCCATATCTTTTCCATTTAGGCAAACGCTTTGTAAGTGAACGCCCTGTTGCATCTACGATGACACCTTCATGCCGTATTGGAAACACAGCACGTTGTTCCTTTACATCATACATCAGGCCAAGTTCTTTAGCATCCAGACCATACAACTCCATTGCCCATTCAGCAACGTCAGATGTATGAGGCACAATGTATTCTGGCAGAGTGAATGGTGCTTGCTTGGCGAAGTCTTCAGCACCACCGAAGCCAGCACGAATGTCATCTACACTTAGGTGAACACGAGTGCCACCCTTAGTCCCACAAGAAGCCTTGTAACAATTCCACACAAGAGAACCCATGTTATTGGTCACTGTGAATGTATTGTATCCATTACATACTGGACAAGTCATTCTCTTTGTATGACCAGTAGGTATATCTATATCACTTATAATGTTATATATATTATTCATGTATATATCACTCTCCTTGTCGGCACTTGTCTATGCTTATATCATGCATTTTCCGTGTCGTCAATGCATAATTTGCAGAGGCAAATGTATTTTTCATGTAGGGCTTTACTGACTGTGGGTTACTGTGTCCTGTAACCGACATGATTTGTCCTATACTTACACCTGCTTCCACCATTTCAGTTGTTCCAGTCCTTCTCAAGTCCATCAAGCGTAGTTCCTCTGACAATCCTGCCAGCCTCATTACAGAACGCCCTGCCTTGGACAATCTTTCTATGCTGTATGGGTGGAACTTACCACCAACAGGCTTTGGACGTGGTGCAACATAAGGTTGAAAACCAAAGTCAGTCTCTTGTTCTTTCAGCATAGCAAACAACTCATCACTGATAGGCAAAGTTACTTGCGCACGGCGTTTGCTCTGCTCAAGATGCAGTCTCTGTGTATCAAAGTCAATATTGTCCCACGTCAGCAACCTCATGTCACCTAACCTCTGACACCATTCATATGCCATGTGTATGATGAGGCCAATGTTTCTGTAGTCAAAGTTGCTGTAGCAGTAGTTGAGGAATGTTTGTATGTCATCTTCTGTCCACACTACCTTCCTTTGCTTGGCAGTCTTTCGCTTCACATTAGCAAATGGATTGCTTGTTGCATACTCCATCTCAATACCATAACGAAACACAAGAGATGAAACAGTGCATACATGATTGGCAAATGAGATACCACGCTTAACCCACTCTTCATATGCATGTTTGGCTTGTTTGCTAGTCACCTCGTCAAAGGGAATAGAACCAAACGCATCGACCAGTATGCCAAGGAAGTATCTGTAGTCCTTCTGACTACGCTCCCTTAACATACTGAAATCGTTAGAAGAATAGTATGTCAATACTAAATCTTCAACTGTCTTCATTCTCAAACTTCTCCTTTATCCTGTCCTTACGGATGAACACTTTGTCTCTGTAAGTAGACACTACACGAACACCCATCTCTAATTGTTGGGGTGTAAGTTTAGCCGCCTGAACAGTCACAGTTCCGTCCTTGTGCTTATGTATTGTAGGTGTCTTGCTATCTAGTAGCATAACATGTCCTGTCTTTGGGTTAACAACCACAAAATCTACAGGACCAGATGAACCTACGTTACGGAATACTTCCCACCCATCCCGCATAAAGCGTAGGCACACATCTAATTCTGATATGTCGCCTACTCTGCTGGGGCTGTGCTTTATTTCGCTCATGCCGCAATCAACTCCTTAAACTGCTTGCTCTCAATCCACTGTGACACTTTGTGTTCACGAGAGAACATGGACACTGCGCTTGTATCTTTGCCAGTGTTCCGAAGAGAGAACCCATTACGCTCATCCGCATAGGTTGCATAATTAGTGAAGGCAGAATACAATGCCCACACATTCTGACCACGAACAGATGCCTCTTGATTGTACAAACTAAACATCTTCTCTGCCATACGGTCAGACTTCAGTAGTGATTCCAGCATGTTCTTCACGTCACCCACAAACAGAGGCTTGACTGCCCACTGTTGCAGACGCTCTGACTGTGCATAGAATGACTGTGAAGATTCACGCAGGTCACGAATGAACTTCTCCATCGTGAAGTTGCTTGTGTTCTTGCGGCGAATCTTATCATGTTCACCGCGAATCATGCCGTTGGTGCAGAAGAAATCAATAGCACCAAAGTAAGTCTGGTTGGAACACGAACCATCAATGCCATGCAGTGCAATGATACGCTGGGCAACAGTGGTGCTATGCTTGTCACTCTCAATACGAGCAGTCACATTAGGCAATGTCATGTCCATCAATGCCCATGCATTTTCTTTGGCAATCTTCCAAGATACTTTCATATCTTCACATTCACTAGCACCAAGATTCTCAGTGATTGTGTCATGAACACCACCGAAGAAGTCAGCATGATTGGCACAGTTAAATGTGTCTCCGACAACACCAATGTATTCACCAGTCTTACCGTTGATTACATACTTCTTGTCTTTTACCTTGGTCTTCTCAAATTCTACAGAGAAATCAAGGGCTTGGGGTATAAGGTCAAAAGGCATAATGCTCTCCTTTCATTTGGTTGTTGGCAACTGATATTATGTTGTGCAGTATAACACTACAGCAATAGTATTACAAGCACTATTTCAATGATGAGTAACTCCATTAGAAATCATCCTCGTCCTCATCAATATCAACAAGCACCCAATCTTGATAGTGTATTGGTCTGCCATCCTCATCTTCTTGTGGCACAAACTTCATTACTCTGGGTAGCAGATACTGAAGTTCTTCTAGTTTACCCAAGTCTGACAGAAACATATCCTGACACTCATGTAGCGACTGAATTATGTTACGCAATTGGTTGTACGATTTGAGAAACTCAACTCGTTGTTCATGTGTTATGTTCATCGTTCACTAACTCCTCTATCAGTTGGTCAAGTCTATTACGCATCACACCAATAGCAGTGTGTATGTGTCCTGTGTCATGTGGCTGTAACTGTTTCTTGAGATACTCAATCTCATACATTAGTGCCACTATTCTATCTTCTATTCGCATACTACATACTCCTTTCCAAGAGATACTTACCTTCTGACATCCATACTGGCATGTCACGACCCTTTGTATATCGTGCAAACTTTGATTTGTCAACGATATAAAACGCACGATAGGCGGCAATGGGCCACGCTTCATCTGTCTTTAGGTCATCATGACCACTGAAGCATTGTGGGTGTGGTGTAAGTTTACCTTCCGGCACATACTTTATGCCTTCACGCAACGAATACCAATGCTTGCCAGCACCATGATGTTTGCCAAAGCGATGTGTGTATTCTTCTAGCATGGCATCATACAATGTCCAAGCAAAGTGATAGTTAGCCTGTGTCTCCATAGCCCACAGTGTGCAGGGATGCTTCTGATGCACAGGTTTGTATAGGTTCATCTGCTCTGCATACATTGGTGCATGTTGCCACATAGCAGTGCATAGCATCTGTGCTTCTTCCAATGGCATCTTCACTACATGCTGGTCACACAGTGACTTTGCAATGGCGGCAGGGTGATGGTCAATCAGAAATCTATTCATCGTCTGTCTCCTCATCAATCTCAAACAGTATACGAATGTATCCTTCATCTTCACCTACCCAATGCCAGCCACCTGTAGGGCAGGTTTGAAGCCACTCAAATAATTCGTCTCTAGTCATCGTCTGTCTCCTTATCCCTACATGTAATATCTATATATGCATTACATCTTTTACTGCGGCACTCATAGTAAGATGTCACAGCAAATTTTCCATCGTTTTCTTCTGTAAAATCGTAGTCATCTAACCACAATAAGTCACTACTACATATTGGACATTTCATGTGTCATTCTCCTCAAACAATGGGCAAGATATAAATGTGGTAGTCCAGTTGTCATCCTCTGTGGGTTCACACAGATGCACAGCACACTGAATACCATTCTTGCCGCCATAATCTATGTCTTCCCATATGTTAAGGTCAAACATTCTGTCACCTATCTGATACCCATACCACGCATCTTCTTCGTTGTTTGCAATAAAGTCAGGCAATGCGTCTGTCTCATAGTATGCAATCAAGTCTTTGCGTTCATAGTCTGTCAATACAAGGTCAATCATTGTATCACTCCTAATACCCAATTCTCTGCACAGTCCTCTGCATATTGCTCACTGCGTCCAGTAATCCTACGCTCCTCAATGACTGCCATGTCCTGTATCATATACACAAGGTAGTCATCACCTTCTTTGAATACACTAGCCTTGCGGTTAGAGTATTTACCTTCTCCAAAAAAATCATGTAACAACATTGTCACTCTCCTTAATCATCTGCCCTGTCCATAGGCCAGTCATCTCCTATTACCATACACTTGCGCTTGTAGTCAAGTAGAACAGACACACTATTCCAGATGTGTCCTGCTGGTGGTCTACCTACACGCTCCCAGTGTTCCTTCTCATCCAACTCATTGTATGTGAGAACAACATCAAGTGCCTCAAACTCTGCCTTTGTCATAGGCTTTGGCTTGTATTTGTATACGCTCATATCTTACTCCCTTACTAGGTTACACACTTCAAGTGCATCCCACTCTGCCCTACGCATCTTAAACTTGTCGTGCTGAATAGGTGTGCAAATACGCACCCACTTGTATCCAACGACAGCCCATACCATGCGTGTTCCACAGACAGGATACTTTGCATCCATCAAGCGAACAGAATACAGTTTAGCATTTGCCCATGTTGCTTCAGATGGACGAGGCAGAAGCCGTGGCTCTGGTTCATACTCAACTGGTTTGGAAGAGAAGGTGTCACTGATGTAGTCAACACCTTCCTTCCTGCGCTTGAGGAAATCGGGGATGTCCAGCAAGTCAATCATGATGCTTGTTGCTCCCACTCTTCCTCTTCACGCTTCCACTCTTCAAGTTGTTCAGTGACATTGAACACTTCATCCACATTCTCAGGCACATACTCACTGATGTCATTGCTGTAGTCATCAGTCCCATTGCCTTCTGCATCACAGTGCCACTCGCCAGCATACATCATGCCATATTCCACATAGTATGCTTCCACCTCAAAGCCCTGCTCTGCTAGTGCTTCATACACAGGGATAGGTGGTGACCATGCAGAATCAAAATCAAACTGCACAATGTTGTCATCAACTTGATGCCATGACATGTGGCAAGCATCCCACTTAGTTCCCCAATTATCAATCGACCAGTCATACCAATTTGGTATGCCTTTGCGTTCACACTCTTCACGTTCCTCGTTACCAAGTGCGCCGCGAAAGGTATTGTCTGGCATAGGTTTGATGTACTTAAACAAGTCACCGTTCTCGTCTGCACGAACTTGTGCCATGAGGTTATCAAGTACATCAGCATCCTTGTGCCATATCGTCAGTCTGTTCTCACACCAATTTGGCATAGTTAAGTCTCCTCTACTGGTTGTTTACTACTGAATCGTCATAGTGATAGAACATATCCTTCACTTTGTCAATGTCTATCTTGAACCACTCATTGCGCCGTTCATCT